GATTTTTCTCAAAGGCATCATTGGTTGCTTCAGCTTGTGCCATAGCTGCTTGTTGACTCTGAATAGCAGATGCTACAGTTAAACCTGCCATTACAAAAGGGGCCGCTGGTCCACACATTATATTGCCTTTACAAATTCATAGAAGGGTTTTTGTTCATAGCCAAAGTTGTCTACTAACTTAGTAAAAGTGAAACCAAGGCTTTTTATCCATTTGATAGCCTGAGTATTACGTTTGTCTACATAATTAAATAATACGTTATACTCGTCCATAAATGTATCTATATGCTCTTTAGCATGTTTATGAAATTCAAACTTGTGGTCAGTCAACTTGTCAGACCCAAGTAACCAGGGTGATCCAACTCCATCACGGATCTTGGATATACCAAACATACCTACAACCTCATCATCTAGTATTATTGTATAACAATGTAGGTGAGATGTCAAGTATGCTCTTATTAATGCTTGTGCAGGATTTTGTCCAAAAGACGCAAATACCTCTTGTACATCCTGCTTTCTTAAAGTTTTAGATAACTCATAACAATCATTTTTCTTTGACGATCTAATGTAATAATTCATATACGTTGGTTTCTCAGGACTTGGAATGCTTCGTAGTCAGCAGATTGTAAAGACAAAGGTAACCATGAGTCTGATGACACAGTTATCTTTACATCTTTACTGTTGACATATACTGGCACTCTGAACACCCCTGTGTCTAATTCTTGTTTACCAAGAAACAGAGAACCAATTCTTCGTCCTGTAAAGGTTCTTGTAAATATTTTTCTAAGTCTATTGTCATAGGGTTTTGGTGATACTTCGACCTCAAAGAATCCTGTGCGATCATAGGAAATCTCAAAGTTCCTCATTTGCAATCGACCTGAGTTAATAGAAGTTTCACCTGATTTTACAAACTGTTCTGAAAATTGATATTTAAAATCATAGGGTATACCTGCGAATATAACTGGTGTACTATTGTCGTTTGATTTAGAATATGTTGTTCCATTCTGTAGTACCCCTGCCACCTGTGAAGCTGGTATTACTTCACCTGTTTCTACTACGTAAACCACAGACCTTTCTTCAAACATTAGCATAGTATTGTTTGGAATTGGCCCACCTTGGTCAATACTAAGTTCTGGGGCAATACTAGGTGTTATTTCTATTTCTACTGTATCTCCTGACAAAACACCTACGTCAACGACTGTATAAGTATTGTTAGCATCATGGTTGGATGTAAATGTTTGTCCTACTCTTGGTACGACACTAACATTATCAATTGTAATCTTTTTACCAAATTGAGATTTATCATCTACTCCCTTTGCTTTAACATCATCAAATACAGCTTTAATAGTGCCCGATCCAACACTTGTAATTACATGAGTAGACCCGCCTTTAACTTTTGCTATCTTAAAATCATTATCAGTTTTACTAACTATAAAATATTTTACTCCTGATTCTATACCAGCGGGAAGTGCAGAGGTACTTGTAAAATGTACTCTATAATCATTTTCAAAACCATGTGCTGTAGAAGTAAAAGTGTTAGTGCTTGTGTTTATAGCGGAGATTGTTTTTTCAATGGCAGCACCTACTTTATCATGTTGTACATCTGAATAGTATTTCGATAGTGCCATTTGAGTCCCGACTAAATTAACAGTCAGTACAGCAGTATTACTAGAAATACCGGGGTCTGTAAAAGTAATTGTGTCATCTTCAGCATAGCCTTGTCCATTATCTGTTATTGTAAATGTGGGATTTCCTAAAGAGTCTGTTTCTACAGTAAATTTTATTCCAGAACCATTTCCTGAAGTGCTTGTTTGTGCTAAATCTGTATGAGTTTTACCTTCTTCCCATTTTTTATTTAATGTTGGTGTTACTACAGCAGAAGTACCAGATGTACTTCCAGAAAGCACTATAGTTGGGGCTGAAGTATACCCTGTTCCTTTGTTTGTTATAGTAACAGAAGTAATAGCTCCACCTACAACTGTGTAAGTACCTGCAAAACTAGATCCTCCACCTCCTGTTGCTGATAAAGTACCATCCCCTGAGTATGACGAACCTGCTTCAGTTATTGTAAGACTAGAAATATGACCTGAAGGAGCGTCTGCTACTGTAGGGCTATTAGTATCAAAAGTAGTTGCTTCTAACTTAACTCTACGATCCAATCTAACACCTACTTTGTCATCCATAATACTTGTAGCATTATCAACAGACAAGTTAAGTTTTTCTAGGTATATCTTTGTCCCTCTTCTAAACAACATGAAACCTACAGACCCAATAAACTCCATGTCAATAATCTCAGCATCAAACTTCCACTTAGACCATGATGACTGTAGTTTTTCTTGGTCAGTGTAGTAGTATTTGTAGACTATTAGTTCTTTACGATCTGTGTCACCAATAACACACAGTACCTCTTCGTTTGACGATACTGCTAGTTTCTTTACTGTACCTTCGATGTAATCTGGTACATGGGATGTAATCTCGTTTGCATCGTTTGTTTGTGATGCTATGTCAATGAAGTATTCACGTATACCTGAGAATGCCCCACGTTGAAAAGGAAAGAATATAGTTTTACCTGCGGCTACTGGTTTTGTTTCTGTGGATACTTCAAAGTTTGTAGCAACGTCTACGTTAGCAGAGGTAGGAGTAAGAAACTCATCTGACGTAAGTTTAAACTGCTGTAGGTCAGAAAACAACACAAGACTCTCTTGAAATGGTATAGCTGATTTCAAAATAGCAACTTGGTTATTAGACACTGCTACGTCAACTGGTGCTGTATCTAAGATTGACAGTACAGTAGTTGCAAAATAATTAAAGTAGTCAGCAGTTTCAGATAGTATTACATTCTCATCCGAGATAAACCCAAGTCTATTCCTGTGAAAGAATATATCGTTAATCGTAAATAGTCCATTTGGGTTATCATCTTCATCATAGTTCGCAAATGATGGAAATGGATTTGTTGTGTCATCTCCTACAGTTCTTTCACCATAGTCAATAGGCTGTAGTACAAAATAAATATTTTGATCTGCACTGTTGTCAAATGCTTTAAACAACTGTACTGGCAATGTGGTATTATCTAGTTTCTTTCTTGAGTCTTTGTCATTATCAAGAACATATTTAGGTCTAAAAGTTTCTTTATACGTAGATCCAGTCCACTTTACATAGTAATCATCTTGTCCACTATTTTTATCACCAGATATTTTAGCTACAAAATTATCAGGGACTTTTGAGCCAGGAAGTCTACCAAAGTTAGGTACTTCATCAGAGCCATTGATTGGAACCATAAATGTATCACCTTTACCATCGGTACATTCTATAGTAAAAGGTTTAGTAGATTCTAAGTAAATAATACTTTCACCAGTATTATAGTTACTTTGTCCTGTACTATACACAAATGGTCCACCAAGAGAATTTAAAGCAGTTCCAGAAAATGAGCCTTGATTAATAACACCTTTTGTTCCTGTGTATTTAGTTGCTCCACTTGTGCCTTGTCTAACGTAAGCCTGGTTGTGGGGTACTGGTACATGACCACTACCTCCTACGGCTAGTGAAACAACATCAGTCCCAGCTACATCTCCTTCCCACAAACTTCGTGCTATATTAGAGACTACTACAGCCGCTTGGTTGTTTATATTAACTGTAGGAGAATTATCATCTGAACCAGTTAGACTTTCTGTTTTATTATCTGGAGTAGAAAATGTAGCTTCTTTTACTCCTGCTGTACCAAAAGAAGAATCGACAGTTGTCATCTCTGCATCATTGTACACAGTAACTTTAACCTTATAGTCAGCACCATAGTCACCAGTTTTAATATGAACTAATGCTTGGTAATTGCTGGTTGTTTGGGTAGACGAAGTGTCTTTCTTTACCCTCTCTTCTTTATTTAGTATAAAACTAAAGTCAGCAACAGTAGTGGACGAGAACATATTAGGTTCAAACGTAGTACCAGTTTCTATTGCTAGGTACTTGTTGACTGTTGCATCAATTGCATCACTTGTAGTAACTGGACTTGTGTTAGAAATAGGAACTTGTGCTGTCTTAATAGGAACATCACTACCTGCGGTTCCAGTTGCAAACCCTGTAAGGTCTATAAGTTTTACTTGGGTATCAGTTGTTACAGTACCACTAGAATCTTTAACACCACCTTTAACAATAAAAGCATACGCTTCATCCTCAGATCGTCTTATCGTATGTATAAAGACATCATTAGAGTTAGCAGAGGTAACACCTGTAATCTCAGCAACATGCTCTGTAGCAGGTCTTTTCTCTAGTCCACGGGTTATGTGTGATAAGCCATTCTCCTGAACTTCACCTTGTGTTGGCATACGTAGAGTCGCAGGTTGTTGTGAGATTCCGTTAATAAGACTAGGTATACTTCCAGATATTAAAGGCATTAATCAGTTTCCGAAGAGTTTACAAGGTTTCGTTTTAATCCAAATGTAGAACCTGAGTGTCTATCTACTACTCTGTAGACATCATAGTTATCAAATATATTGTAGTCAGCCACATCACCTTCGTACTCAAGTAATGCTTGCCATGCGTTCATCTCGTCTTCTTGGTAGAACCTATGTAACTCACCTGACCCTACTACACGATCATGGAATATTCTAGCGGCTCGTATTGATATGTACCTACGTGCAGGTTCAGGTAGGTCTTTAAATACTAAAAGCATAATCTTATTTACTTTTACTTTTTGTGTAAATATAAATGTTTGCTTTTGTCTATCGTATAACTTACGTCCACGTTCTACTATATCTGTGTCACCATCTCTTACTCTTGATGTTGTGTCAACTCTAAGAATATCTGGACTCAAATGTATTTCACCATATTGATCTATTGGCATATCTACATCAAGATCAGTATTAAATATCCACCCTCTTGACTGTATTGCCCTTGATACGTTATCGAGAATTTGCTTTGCAATAGAGGCATCAGACAGTCCAGCAAGGTCATTCAAGTTTTGTATTGGTTGTTCACCGATACTGGTCAACATGGTATTGACTGCTTCTAGTTCAGTTGTTGGACTGAGGCTCATGATACCTTTCTGTATTTGTTTTGTTTGTTATATTTAGACATGTGTGGTCGTTTTGATTTATCAAAGCCTTCACCTGCCTTCTTACGTTGTTTGATGTTTTTAAACTGTGACCCATCTAAGATAATGTAAGACCAGTCAGATTTTAACTTGTCTTCAATAGCATTAAAAAATTGGATTCCATCGATACCTAGGTCTTTGAGAAGAAAATCTCTGAAACCCAAATTTACAAAATAGTTAAAATCATTTTCATACTCGTCTGGTGTACCTAATAGGATCTCGTCAGCTACAGCATCCTTTTCTTCATTTGATAAACCTGAGTAATCAGAATAAGTTTCGGAATCTGTGTAATTTGTAAGTTCCTCTGAATCATCGAAATACATTTCTATTTCTTCTTCCTCAGTAAGAGGAACATCCCAATCATCACGAGCAGTGTCTGCTGTAAAATTCCATTTTAAAGTTTTTGGATTACCATTAGCATCTAGTTCTTGGTTAGCCCTTTTTTCTGCATACTCCATAACTCTTTGGAAAGCTGTTCCTGATCCAACATAAGCAGAATCTCTTACATCCTGTGGTATGTTCCAGTTTCCCGCTTCCCAACTTTCTTCAAAGTAATTTTCTTCAGGCCAATATGTAAAATTACCTAGATAATTAGGTCTTTCTTTTGGGCCAGCCGCCAGAATGTTTATTGATAAAGGATTTGTATCATCCCCAGGTTCATTATACATGTTTTTAGCTCCAGACATAAATCCAAGTATATTCCATACAGTCCAATAACCAATGTCCCCTCTTATAATCATAGGATTTTTTACATCTAGGACTCCTGCATAATATTTAGGTGGAACTTGTTTTCCGTCTACCACTCCCGCAAACGGCATAAATCCAAGAGCAGATGTTCCCTGCCTACCCATTCTAGTACCAGTAGTAGAAGTAGCACCTTGCTTTCTCTTTAGTTCAAGCATTTGTATTTCTCTTTCTACTCCCTCTGGGTCAGGGAGGACAAAGCCTTCTTCACTTTCATCCCCTGCTTGCCTAAATCTAGCAGTAATATCTAAAACTTGTCCTGCACTACCGAAAAATGCTGCTCCAAACTCAGGTTGTGGAGAAAGACTCCATTTAGGATCTCTTTGTTGTTCAAATTGTCTAATAGCTTTTCCACCTTTTTGACCATGAAAGTATAACCTAGGTAACTGTGTTTTGAAATCTAGTACAGAAGATGGACCTTGTAAGTTTGGATGATCGGATAATAATGATGGAGATTCCAAATAAGTCCAAAGTTCTTCCTGATGTAAAGCCTCAATGTACTCAGGTAACACATCTATTCTATTTAGTTCTCTGTGGTCTTCAATGACTCCATATAATTGATTTTCATACATATCCTGATCAGACCCACGGAACAAGAAATCTGCTATCTCTCCTGCATTTTTCATAGCTAACTCAGGATTCCTTGTAGCATACACAGTTGCTAATGCCAATCTTCTATCAAACTCATATTTTTCTTTAACTCCTTCTTGAAAATAAGGATCAGTAACAATACCAAGTGGTCCCGCAACTTTACGCATATAGAAGTTAAACATTCCACCTGCTCTACGTTGTAATGACTTTAGCAACCCTTCTGGTGCAGGTAGTCCTTTACTTTTTCCTAAAGAATAATCTGTAATATCACGTTGTCTCGGTACTCCTACTCTTTCAAAAACCTCCCTCCAATTTTCTTTAGGTGGGTCTGTAAATTGATAACCTATTTTTCTGACCCTTCTAAGGACTTCCTCTGCCCCTTGTCTTGTAAATGTAGGACTTTCAGCAGTCTTTGTAGGAGTTCGGTGCATCTCTTCTAGTATAGCCCTACTAGACGTTGCTTCTTTAGGTAATAATGGTTTTTTAGTTGGATCTTTTGGCATGATGAAAAAAAAGGGAGAACCCTAGTTAAAGAGTCCTCCCTATGCGGAGTTACAAAGTAGCTATTAACTGTACTGAGTCAATGCTACAGCACACGCAGGTCGCAAGATGTTGTGACCCATAGCGTACTTAGATACCATTAAGGTACCCTGTCGGTTAATCTGATACTCTGACTCAACAGACATATCCATTAACTTGGCAGTAGCAACTGCGTCTTGTGTCATCACAAGAGCACGAACTTCCATTGCTACATCAGAAATGTACTGGTTGGCACCTGAAGCAAAGTCTTCAGTACCTGCACCAGCAGGAACAGCGTAGATAGACCCACCGCTATTCACATCATTTCTTCCTGAACCAACAGTATTAGCCAATGGTACAGGAGCAGTGTCAGCACCGTCCTTATGTCCACTAGGTCTTCCTGCTACCAAAGCAGCATTTGGTGCTGATTGAGTAAACAAGTTGGATACCCAAGTAGACCCAGAACTAAAGTAACCAAGGTGATTGGTCACATAGATCGGCATACCAAGGATCTGTGGTACAGTACCCTGTGCAATTGATCCACCCCCTCCAACATCTCTGTTGAAGATAGCAAAGTCAACCATGTCACTTGCACTTGAGACTTTGAACAAGTCATAGTACATGTCAACAGGCATGACAACGAAGGGATCACCTGGGACGTTGTAGTTATCAAAGATACGTCTAGCATCCATGATAGCCTGAATAATGTCTTTAGGTAGTCTTACGTCATCTGCGGCATCTCCAATGACTACGTTAGGAGTAAAATCTTCGTCAGAGAAAGCAGAGTAATCTTGGATCATTCCTGCAACACCTGCAATTGTGGAGTTTTCGCACAAAGCGGCCTTGATTGCTAAACGAAGAATATTCTCATCAGCTACTTTTGCTAAAGAAAAGCCAGCTTCTTGAGTGTAGACGGAACGAATGTCATAGTGTGACATTGCTTCGTCAATATTTGGAATAAATTGTGCATTAATGAGCAAGTCATCAATGGTCACAATGCGTTCCCCTTGCTTTGCGGCTGAAGGAACAATTTCAGCACCCGGAGTGTGGTAGGAAGCATCTCGGTACTTTCCTGTCATCGGAAATTGTGCAGACTTTCCTTTTGAGATAGTACGCACACGATGCAAAGGCATCATAATATTCTTAGACTGAAAAGCAGTAAGCACTTCACCAGCATACAGTTTTAGATATAAATCTCTAACTGAACCAGTTGCGTTATTTTGACCAGAACGATGTATAGCACCGTCCGTGGCATAATCTGTAACTGCCATAATAATCTCCTATTTTGGCATTACTACTTAACTAATGATGCTTGAAAGTTCACCAGAGTTATCCCACGCATGGGGCAATGATTACTATTTTAGCTATTAGTTTACAGCACTGTTGAGTTACCCAACATTTGTGCTACCGAAGCCCTGTAAGCAGGGTCGGTTTGGTACCTAGAATCTTTCATAGCCTCTGTAACTTGGGCTAAAGATTCAAATCTTGGTGCAGTTGATGGTACTGATTCACCTGTCATGAGCCTGGGTGGGATACCTTCTGCATTCTGCATTCTCGCCATAAGACCTTGTACAGCAAACATCGCATTAGGATCAAGGTTCTCAATTGAGTTGTTGAAGGCATCTAGTTCCCATTGTTCTAAGTTATTACTTGCCCACTCAAGCATAGCATTATAATTATTTTCACCACCAACTGACTGGTATATCTGTGCAATACTCTGGTCAGCAATAGCTTCTTGTCCTGCCAACCATGTATCTACTACATTATTTGGTATTCCTGCTTCTTCTAATGCTTGGTAAGCATCGTCAGAGAGTTTACCTAATTCATTGTACTCTTGTTGAAATACTTCAATATCAAGATTTCTTTCATCTAACAACTGAGCAACTTGAGGTACACTTGTATTCTGTATATCAACTGTTTCTTGTTCACCTACTTGTGCATCTTCGTACTCTTGTTGTTGTTGAGATACTTGTGTATACTGTTGTTCTAACTGATTGTAAGCGTTAAGTAAATCTTGTGGTGTACCAAACTTTTCTGGAAGCCATTCAGGTCTACCCTGTTCTGACTGTTGTAGTACAAGTTCTTCACCTATATCATCTGGTTGTACACCGTTGTCAACCTTGGCAAGCATTTCATTAATATGCTCTGGTGAACCTGCCTGATGTACACCTTCTGACTGTCCTGTCTGTAGTTCTTCCATATATTATTGTTGTTGCACGGCTTCTAGCATTTCCTGAGTCATTTCAGGATTTTCTCTTGCACCGTCTGCAATTCCTTTTACAACTCCAGGTGTTGCCCCTTTAATCATGTCTTGCATCATTTGTTGTTGCATCATCTGTTGCTGTTGTTCCATTTGAGCTTGTTGCTCTGCTTGCTTTTGTTCTGGTGTTTTGACAAGTCCACTTGTGTCGATACCAAGTGAAGCACCAAGCCTATCAATATAATCATCAAGATTCAAGTTACTCATAATTGCCTCTGGTCCCAAAGGTCCAAGATACTGTAGAAACTGAGATAACTTATTTAGATCCTGTCCACGACCAAGAGCTTCAATACCTGTGATAACCTGTGGTTTGACTACACCCTTTGGAAACTTAGGCATCTTCTTTGCTTTAGTCATCTTGTCCATGAGTATGTTGATCAGCGGTAACTGGAACTCTTGAGACAAGACTGAATACACACCACCTAGAGCAGACTCTAGTTCCTGTGCCATGAACCTAACTTCTTCTGCTGTTACTCTTTCAGCATTACGCTGTACAGAAGAATTTAAAAGAAAAGCAAATGATAACCTATCTCTAATTTGTGTGATTGTGTCAAGAGCAATACGAAAGTCTTGACTTTTTTGTAGTTGTAATGTAGATACATCATTTGCATCTCCTTGTACAATAGCACCACTTGGTGACTTAGCTAACGTATTAATTCTTGTGGTTCCATTGGGCCGAACCATAAACAATACTTTAGATGCAGCCGCTGACCCTTCTACAATTGCTTGTGTAAGAGCTTCAAGGGAGCGTAAGTCTCCCAAATACTCCTCCACGAGACCACGACCATAAGATTCTCCGTCAACTCTACTGAACCTAAGTGGTATAAATGGGTTCTTATCTTTGGGGTATTTACCATAACTGTCTGGTATTGGTACATTTTGTATTTCCTGATGTACGTGCCAATGTTTACCTTTGTCACAAATGTAGGTGTAAAGGTCGTATGGTTTTTGTGGTGTTTCTGGTGCTAGTTCAGTAGGCTCTGGTAGACCTATAGTTTCTCTAGCTTCTTTTGTGAGTGTTTTAGCATTAAGAGACTCCTTTGTAATTATGTACAATACGTTACCCATAGGATCACGCTTGACTACATAGCGATCCAAATGGAACACACGCATTTGTCCTTCGTCTGGGACAAAGAGTAATACGTTACCTGTGACAATCAAGTGTTTAATTGCTTCAAACACAGGTACACGATATGCTTCACTCTCTATCATCTGGAGTGTAGCACGTTCAATCTTAGATAAACCTTCTTCTACTGGTCCTCTTTGTTCTGGGCCGACAAGTTGCTCAAGATCAAAGTCATCTATTGTCAGCCTGAAGAACGGAGAGTTGGGTGGTAGTAGTGTCAGAAGTAATTTAGATGCTAAATGATTAACACCTCGTGCACCTACTGATTGAAATGGTGTAGAGTATTGTGTTGAATATGTATCACCTTGGTCACGTATTAGCATAGGGATCGTGAGTTTAGCACACTCTCTTGCCCTATCTAAATAAGATTCACGTTCTCCAAAGCAATTTTGGTACATGCTTGCAATGGAAGTCTCATTGCTATATTCCATTATGCAGTCTTACGTCTTGCATATAGTTTCTGTTTACCAGTGGCACCTTTTCTCTCTTGAGA